CCGCGACAGCAGCACGGCGGCCGCCTCCCCTATCGCCGTCGCGTCCACAGCCACCCGCCCGACCCGCCACACGCCGTCCAGCAGCGCCACCAACTGCGGGTACAGCGCCTCCCACGCCACCGACTGCCACCGGTACGCCGCCACGACCTGCACCGCCGGCAGGTCCCTCGACGCCGACCGCGACAGCCTCCCTACCGTCAGCGCCGTCCAGTCCCGGCCCCGCGCCGCCATCTCATCCGGCGCCGCCTCCCCCGCTACGTCCAACCCCGCCACGTACGTGGCCCCGGCCACTCCCCCGGCCTCCCGCACGTGCTCCCCTCGCATCAGGTCCAGGTCGGCCGGCGACAGCAGCCGGCCACCGCCAGGCAGCGGCCGAAGCTCGTACTGCGTCGTGAACAGCGGGTGCGTCTCCCCCAGGCGCAACCGCTCGGCATGCACGTACCGGCCGTAAGCGACGTTATAGCGCGCGCAATGCTGCCACGGGTAGACGAAGTTCCGCCGCACCCCGTCCCGCCGCTCCAACTCCCGGTTCGACGCCAGCGCCTCCTCCAGCAGCGACGTCTCCTCCCACGCCGTCCCGTACATCACCGTCGTGGCGTTGTAGGCCGCCGCCATCGGCCGGAAGTCCCGGTCGAACTTCTCCCTCGTCACGTCCTGAGCTTCGTCTACCTCCAGAAGCAGGGAGGCCGTGCCGCCGACCACGCTCGCGGTCGGCTCCGCCGAGTAGAAGAGCCACCGGGCGTTCATAAGGCGAATGACGTACCCATCAATCAAACGCCACGACCCAACGTAGCCGGCGCCGTCCAGACTCCGCCCCAGACGGTCGATGGAGTACTTGACCTGCGGCGTGAACGTCGGCGCCGCCTTCACCCCCGAACCGCCCGACCGCGCCGCCCGCGTCAGCAGGGCCGTCTCCAGCCACGCCGACAACTCATTCTTACCCGCCTGGCGGCTCATCTCGACCACGAACGTCAGCCCCAGGCCCCGCAGCACCGAAGCCAGGATGGCCCGCGCCGGTTCAGCCTGGTACGGCCGCAGCCGCGTCAGCGCCACGACTAGCCTCCATCGCCTTCACCCGCCACGCCATCCACACCGAGTGCTCGAACATGAACACCTGCCCCATCACCAGCCGCGTCTGCAGCTTCAAGTGGCAGACCTGGCAGAGCGCCGCCAGGTTCCAACGCGCGCAGTTCGACCGGTCGTTGTCCAGGTGCGCCACCGTCAGCATGCGCTGCTTCCCGTCCCGGACGTGGCGACAGAACCGGTCACACCCCTTCCTCCGCGACGGCGTCTCGTGACGATGGCGGCAACGCTCGCACCGCCAGCCGGCCACGCACTTCACCAGGTACGCTACCTCCGACCAGTTCAGCGGGTACGTCCCAACCGGCCGGTTCCGTCCGTACCGGCCCGGCACCACCCGCCGCCTCATAGCTGCAACCCGCCCCGTCGGGTGAACGGCGACCGATGCCGTCCCCCTCCCCCCTGCCCCCCGTACCGCCCCTCGAGCTCCTCCCGGATGAACACCGGCACCAGGACCTCCACCCACCCACACTGCAAACAAGTCCAGCCGTCCCGCTCCAGCAGCAGGCGGCCGCCGCAGCGCGCGCAGGACCCGCCCCGCGCCGGGGCCCGTCCAGCCTCGCCCTTCACCGGGCCGACTCGCCGGCCCGCACCCACCGGGCGCAGTGGGCGCACAGGATGGTCGGCACAACCCCACTTCTCGGCCGGCCGGCCGCCCTGCCGCACGCCGTCCCTCCCCGCCACTCCGTCCACACGTGTACGCGCCGACCGGTCACGGTCGTCACGAAGCCCGTCGCGGCGGCTTTCACGGCAGACACGCTTTCCACGGCCACCATCCCTCTTCGGCCACGATGAGGGCCGCCGCCATCACGCTCTCTCGCGGGTCCAGCAGGTCCCACCCGGCCGCCGCGAATCGTTCACCAGCGCCCCCATCCGGTTGCAGCTGGAACGGGCCCAGCTCCCCCAGAGCACCCACCCACGCCGAGCCCTCGGCCGTCTCGCACTCGTACACAGCCAGAGCCACGTCAACGGCCCCCAGTGGGCCGAAGTAGTGCTCGATAAGCCATTCCACCGGCGGCCACACCAAGGCCCCGCCAGCGGCCTCCACGCCACCCACACGCCCCTCGGCGGCCACCGCCGTAGCCGTCGGCACAGCGGCCGGTGTCGCCGTCGGGTACACCACACGCAGCTCCACCGTCCCACCCCCCCAAACCACCGCCCCGATGATCGCCCCCACCGCGATAGCCATCAGCACCGCCGTCCACACGTCGCCGCCAGCGCGCGGGCCAGGACCGAAGTAACGCCTCGTCATCAAGACACCTCCATTTCAAACTGCGCCGACTCCACCACTACGTCCGCCGAACCCGACGACCCCAGTCGCCCCAGCTTCGCCAGAAGCTCCGCTACGTTCGCCCCCAGAACCGGCACGCTCACCCGGAACGACAGCTCCGCCCCACCCGGCGCCGGCACCGCCCGCACCGCGTCCACCGTCACGCTGTACAACTTCACGCTCGCTCGCCGGCTCACGACGCCCACCACGGCGACACCAGCTCCCGCACCAACAACGCACACGCCCTGCAGTAAGGCAGGCCCTCAGCCAGCGACCCGCACACCACCGGCGGCCTCGACCCGCCCGGGCGGCACCGGTGGCACCGCCGACAAGCCTCCACTCTCGCTTCCCACATGGTCACAACCGTTCTCCTTTCACTCACTCGCCGCGACAGCCACCGGCGGCCGGCGCCACCCGCAGAACCGGCAGGCCCCCTCAGGCGCTACCTCGTCATGCACCACGGCCCGGATGTACCCGCCGGGGTTCCTGAACCGCCGGTACTCCTCCGGCGACAGCCCGTCCAGCTCGTCCAGCAGCGCCTCTATCGACCCCGCTACCGCGAAGTGCTGGCGCACGAACGCCGGGCCGCCCCGGAAACCGTGACCCGCCAGCCGCGACGACACCGCCGCCACCAGCGCCGACGCCGGACCGTCTGACCTAACACCGCTCGCGGTCGGCCGTCCCAGGGGGCCGTCCGCCGCTCGCTGAGCCTCTGATTGAACGGGTGCTGTTGATGATGAAGGAGGGCGGAAGAACGGGATGACGTTCGACGGCGGCGCCTCGGCGGCCGCCTCCAGAGGCCGGCGGCCCTTCGCCAGGCCACGCAGGTAGCGGGCCAGCGCCTCTACGTCTTCGGCCCGACCCGACCAGCCCTCGACCAGGGCTCGAAGCGAAGGGTCTCGGCTCCGGCCACCGTGCCGGAGAGCGTTAAGGTTGCCGCGAGGAGCGCCGGCGCCTGCCCGTCGCCCTCCCCGGCTCACTGCGCCCCGCCAGCGCCACCACTAGCTCCGTACACTATATATTCTGTCAACCCGCCCGCTCCGACAGCTCCCGGACCAGGTAGTCCGCCATCCGCCGCGACACCCGAAGCCTTCGCTGCAGGACGCCCGCGCTCACCCAACCGTAAGCTCTCTCCAACTCGGCCGCCCGCTCGACCAGCACGCGCACCGGCGTGTCCATACCTAGCCACCGGGCACCGCAAGCGGGGCACGGCGAAAACGCCGTCCGTCACCCTTCGCCACCGACAACTTGAAAGCCAGAATCGCGTCCAGGTCCCACCGGCGGCGACGCCCCGGCCCCAACCGCTCGGCGGCCGGGAGCACGCCGTCGCGCTCCAGCCGAAGCACCGTCGACACCGACACCCCCAACATCTGCGACACCTGGCCCGCCGTCACCTTCACCATGGCTGCATGATAGGTATGGCAGCTAAACCTGTCAACGCTTTTATGTCACGCACCCTCACTTTCTGTCTAAATGCTCAGACCCATCACCGTTTACCGGCCGCCACCCCTTGACCGTCCGCCGGAAGAAGATAGGCTGTCCACAGACCCGGCACACGCGCTCCGGGCGGCGCTCACCGTACAGCACCCGCAGCGCCAGCGCCTTCAAGCCGAAAGGGTCACGACCGGCGGGCATCGCCGCCGAAGCGTACGCCCTCCCACACCGAGGCGTCAATATGCTCAAGGGGCTGTGGTACTGGACCGGCGACATCGACGCCGCTGTCCCGCTCGCCCTCGACATCGGCGCCAACACGATGATTCTCAAGGCCGCCTACCACGACCCCGTCTTCACCGGGCCCCTGAAGCTCCGGCAGGACTTCCCCCGCAACGCCGCCAAGTGCCGGGCCGCCGGCCTCCTGGTCGCCGCCGAAGTGTTCAGCCTGCCCCGGACCGCGGACCAGGAGGGCCGCGCGCTCGCCGCCGCCGTACGCGCCCACGGCGCCGCCTCCGCCGTCGTCAACGCCGAGACGCCACACGAGGACGACGACGGCTCCGGCGTCGCCCGCCTAGTTCACGCCTTCGGCGCCGCCGCGCCGCTGTTCGCCTGCACCGACTTCCGGGGCGACCGGCTGACGCGACCCTACCACGCCCAGCTCGCTAAGCACGTCGCCGGGTGGCTTCCCATGTGCTACCCCCGCTCCTTCTACCCCGACCAGCCCTTCGGCGACCTCCAGCGCGCCTTCGACGACGTCTACTGGCGCTGGAACCAGCTCGGACCCGCGCTGCCGCGACCCGGCCGAGACGCCCCCACCATGCCCGTCATCCAGGCCTACGGCGGCCTCGACTACGAGGAGGCCGCCGGCCAGCTCCTACTCGGGTGGCGCTGGGGCGCCGCTGGCGCCTCCGTCTACGCCTCCCACGACGTGAACGACCGCGCCAAGTGGGGCGTCCGCGACGCATGGCTGGCCTGGGACACCATACTCCGAGCTCCCCCGGACGGTGCCGCCGTCGCTGCCGCCGCCGCCGGCGGCGCCCGCGACGCCGTGCTACACTTCTACGCGGCGGCCATCAATCAGAGGTAGGCCATGAAGCTACTCGACCACGCCATCGCCCACGGGAACGACGAGCTGGCGGCCCTCTGCCTGCTGGTAGGGTTCGCCACCGCCCTCAACGGGGGAGACCATGCCCAGACCGAAGCGACGCCCCGGCGGCCAGCCGGGCAACCGCAACGCCGTCACCCACGGCTTTTACGCCAAGGGCATGACCGACGCTCAGGCCCTCGAACTCGACGAGGCCCAGCGCCTCCCCACTGACGACCTCTCCGGCGAGATGGCCCGCCTCCGCCTCCATCTCAGGGACCTCATCGGCAACTCTCCCGACAGGGCCGAGCTCGTCTACCTCGGCCTCAGGACGCTCGCCAGCCTCGCCCGCACACAGTACCGGTTGAAGGGCTCCGACGCCGACCGGCTGGTCGACGCCATGCGCGCCGTCCTCTCGTCTATCGAGGAGACGCTCGCCACCCCCAACGAGCCCGATGCCTGACCTGCCAACAATCAACGACTGCAACGCCGTCTCCACCGCCATAGCGGCGGCCGCCCTCGCCGTCTCCGCTGCCGCCGTCGCCGCCTCAGCCTTCGTGGTCGCCTACATCGTCAAGGTCGTCAACGAGTGGAGGGCCTGGAAGAAGTAGCTTCCACGGTTCCCAGGAAACAGGGCATCCGGGTCAGACCGCGCTCCCGGCACCGGCCCCTGCGTACCGCCACAGCCGGCGCCGCTCGCGCTAACCCTCGGGGCAACGCCGCCACCATCAATCAACCCTGGCCCTCCAAAGCAACGCCCACGCCTCGCGGCCAGGCGTCGCGGCCCTCACCCCGTACCCCACCCGGCGCGGCCTCCGCCTTGGCGGGGCGCCCGAGGCTGCGCCCGGCCAGGTACACCACCGGCCGCGACCCGCCGCTCGCCCCAGGCAGGCGGGCAACACCCGTCCCACACTCCTTGCCCCGGCGCGTCGTCGCCGCCGCGCTTACCCGTCCTGGGCCGGCCGTCACGCCCTTCCCACCCAACTTTCCACATCCTGGTAAAGCGGGTTTTCCACCCTCCCACCACCGGCGTCACGGCCTCCGGGTCGAACCAGGCGCGCCGCCACCGGCTCTTACCTCCCGGTCCGTCGGCAGCCCTGCACTCCGGCGGGCACCCAACCGCCGCAACCGGCCGGTAATCCCAGGGCCGCGCGCACCCCTGTCACCACGTCGTAGAGCCATCAATCAAATCTAGTCGTTTCCGGAAAAAGCACAGTCGTTTTGGCGGCGCCGCCCGCTCGTGGTACCCTCCGGCCCCTCCGCCGCGCAATGGCCCCCGACCCCCTTGCGCTGGCTCACCCACCACACCACCACCGGCGGGGGCTCGCGTCAAAGGCGCCGGCCCGCCTGCGGGCGGCAGCGGTCGAACCTGAAGGTAGCCCGCTACGCGGGCCTCTTCACCCCAGCAAACGGCGGCAGCGGCAGTGTAGCGGGCCGCGCTGACCCGCCCGCAAGGGGCAGACCAACCACCAACTATCAAAGCTACGCCAGCGCCTTCACCCTCTGCGGGCGGGCGCGTCCCGCCTCGGCTGCCCTTGGCCGCCGTTGCTCCGGGGGGGGGCCGTGGGGCTTCCCTGGGGGCCGGTGGCAGGGGGTTAGGGTCGTGCCAGTGTTGCAGTCCAGGTGTGTAGGGTGCGGGGCGGCCACCTCGTGGCACACGCCCTCAGAAACGCCCAGGTGCCCGTCTTGCTGGCGTCGCCACTGTCAGGCGTTGGCGGGCCAGGGGCTCCTGCGGGCCGTCCCGTTCGCCGCTCCAGCCATCAGATCCTGCCCTTCCTGCGGCGGGGCGCTCATCCCGTCCGGCGGTTGTCTGTTTTGCCAGGGTTGTGGGTACTCGGCCTGCTAGGGCCGGCCCACTCAGTAGGGGCCGGTCACACCGGCCCCAGAAAGGAACCAACCATGACCTTTGAGGACTTCTATCAGACCCATTGCGCTTTCTGGCAGGCCATAGACGTGGGCCGCGCAGCCCGCCGGTGGGAACGGGCGCTGGACCTCATCCGCGCCAAGGCCGTGGAGGAGAGAGACGGGCGCTACGGCGTCGCCTCGCAGAACCAGCAGGGGGTCAGGTACGCCGTCACCTTCGGGCAACAGGGCGCGCCCTCCTGCACCTGCCCGGACGCCACCAAGGCCACGGCCACTTCCGCCCCCTGGGGATGGTGCAAACACGCCCTGGCGGCCCTTATGCTGTCCTGCAACGGCAAGGCCAGGCCGCGGCCGGAGTACCAGGAGCCGGAGGAGCCAGAAGACCCCGCTGATCTCAGTGACCCGCTACCGCCCACGCAGCCCTACAGGGCCGTCAGATGCCCCGTGGCGGGCCACAAGCAACCCAAGACGGGCCGCTATGGTCTGTTCTGCCCCACCAAACTCAATGACGGCTCCTGGTGTAAGTGGACGGCCAGCACCAGGAAGGAGCAGGCGGCCTAGCGCCGCCACCAGGGGCGGCGTCCGCCAGGGCGCCGCCCCTGGAAGGAGACCACCGTGGAAATCGACAACGGACCATGCGACCTGTGCGGCGCCAAGGGCGCGCCCGTGGCCCTCCTCAGGGCCGTCCCCTCACAGCCGTTCCTCGCCGTCTGCAAGGACTGCCTGGACGACGCCTCCGAAGCCCTGGACGGCGACGACGGTAGGCACCTGGAACCCCTGCCCGTCGAACCCGACGAGCTCGAGCTCACCTGAACCCAGGGCTGACGACACCACCCACACACCACCTCACTTCAACGCCGTGACCTGGAGCACGCTGGCCCCCAAAGCGCCTGTGGCGCTGGACTTCCCCCGGATGGCGATGCGCTCCCCCTTCCGCACCAAGGCGGGCGGGTCGAAGTAATAACTGCGGACGCCGTAGGCGCCCCCACCACCGCAGATGGGCGTCTCGTTCGGGGACGCGCCGACACCCACCTGGACAAAGTTGTGGGTGCTGATTTTCAGCGCGGAGGGGGCGTTAATGGTGAGGCCGTGAACCAAGAGGTCGTCGGCAGCCGCCGCGACATGCTCAACCCACGAGCTGTATGTCCAGGTAGACCCTGGACTTGGGGTTGCACCACCGCCCGTTTCGGGGATGGTAAGGCTGGCCTTGGTCGCCACGCCAGCCGCCCATTGACGATATCGACGTAGGCTCTTGGCGAAGACGGGGCCACGCACGTCGAAGCCCTGGAGGTAGATGTACACGGTTCTGGCGGCTGTGGTCGTGACGTAGGCGCGCACCGCCACCCTTGTGCCGGATGGGATATAGTAGAAGTTCCCTGGCACCCAGGAAAGGTCTTGCCTGCCAGCGTCGTCAGCAACGGGGTCGAATAGCAGCGAGTGGAAGGCCAGTTCGGCGATGGCCACCTCGAAGGTTGCTGCCCCAATACCGACCTCTATGCGGCCTCCGTGGAAGGCACCGCCCAGCACGTCCAGGGTAGCGATGATGCGGGTCAGGACGAAGCCGCTGGGGAGGGAGACCACGACCGGTTGCCAGGCGGAGAAGGCGGAGGAAGTGCCGGTGGCGAAGCTCGTTGGCGCCGCGTCGAGTGGGTAGATGACCTCCGGTGAATCGCGGCGGGCCACAATCAGGCTATCGAAGCTGGGCATTCTTGACCTCCACGACGAGGGCCTTGACGATTTCGCCAGTGCCCTGCTGTGGAAACTCGTCGAGTGTTCGGACGGTCACGGTGCCGGTGAACGCCTGTGACAGCTTTTGACGGGCAGCCTGCACGTCGCGGTCGATGTCGGCCTGGGGCGTACCGCCCGTGTAGTAGACGACAATGATGCCGTCGAGTCGTAGGCGGGCCATCAGCTCGCCTATGTCTCCATCTTCACACCGTCGATGCGGCCTGACAACGAAGTTGCCGCTCCCGCCAGCCAGTGGACCGCATCACCCGGCCTCAGCACAACGCCCTTCAGGAAGGCCCCGTCTAACCCGTCTTGCGGCGCAGAGAACGTCTTTTCGATTGTATTGGCGTCCGTGCGGCTTCCCCCGCTCGGTACTACCCAGATGGTGAGCGCGACCGGCGCCCCAGCTATGTTAACAACGCGGAGGGCAGAGATAATAACACCTCGGTCGGAGCCGCCAGAGGGCGCCGTGTACGCCGCAGCGGCCGCATTGGGCACCGCCGTTCCGTCAAGAAGCGCCTCTGGTGTGAACTGTGTAGGTGCCGCCATCAGTCACCTCCCAAAACCAAGGCGAAGGTAATCGCCAGCCCTGCACCGCCACCACCACCACCATCGCCAACCGGCGACCCCAGGACCGCAACCACCGTCGCCGAGTCGGGCTCGTGCTCTTCCACGAAGACGACCACGCACTCCCGGCCCACGGTCATGTCCGACGCCGACACGTGGGCGGCCACGGCGACCGCGGTCAGGTACGTCTGCAACCCACCCAGGAGCCGCACCGCCGCCTTCCGAGTAGCGCCGTCGAAGGCCCGCACCACGCCCAGCTCCATAGAACCAGGCATCAGACGCCCCCCAACCACAGCCGCATGTCGTAACGGCCCCGCGCGCCCCGCTCGTAGGACACCCGGAGGCCCACGACTCGACGCTCGCTCGCCGAGTAACCCAGCGCCGGGTCCGTCACGTCAACAACGTCCCACAGCTCCTGACCGCAGTTGACCGGGACCAGCACCTCGTCGCCCCGGCCCGCTATGGCCTCACGCCGGCCCACCGCCGACGCGACGTAGCCCGCCTCCGTCGCCGAGGCCACGGCGCGCGTCGACACCGCCCGCGACTCGTAGAAGGCGCCCTGAGCGCCGAAGTCCAACGACTCCCCGTAGAGCGGCGCGCCCCCCACCCCCACGCCCAGAGCCACGGCGTGAGACGCGCGCGCCGACTGCCGGTGCGAGCCCGACTGCACCAGGTGAACGTCGCCGCTCACGCCGTACGAGTACACCGAGGCGTCCGAAGGCTGAGGCCACAGGGTATAGACGCCCCCCGTGCCACCCGCCGGCCTCAGCTCATCCTCCACAAGCTCCAGCAGCGAACGCAGGGCGGCCCCCACCGAGCCACCCGGCCGCATCACAAAGGCCGGCATCATGGCCGCCGCTCCGGGGCTACTGCTCAGGGCGGCCACCTCGACACCCGCGCGGCTGAGAACCCGAGCCAGGAGCCCCAGCACGCTGTAGCCGCCAGCTCCGTACTGCACGGGGCGCGCCGGGACGACCTTGCCCGACAACCCCCAGACCGACAGCAGGTGGAGGCGCAGCCGCGACCCCCCGGCCTCCCGCACGTGCTCCAGCGCATCTATCCACAGCAGCGGCCACGGGCTGGCTAAGTCGCCCGACGCCGTCCTGTACCCCAGGCCCACCGCGACCTCCCCCCCCAACCGCAGCGCCCCGTACGAGCCCGCGCCC